TCGCCTCTAAAAACTCGGACTACACCGCCATCGAAGCGTACCTCGTTTACCAGCATGATGCGTTCACCGGAAAGCAACTTCTGGACGAACATGGCAGACCTATGCTGCGGGAATCGTACATTCTGGATACTCTTGAATTGCACAGGAAAATCACAGCAGCGCAAGTTCAGTCCGCCGTGCAGAATACTATGCCCACGGCGTTGACGTTGCGGATGAACTGTCTCCCGGTTTCCGTGATCGGTTCTTCCGCGAGGAACTGCACATTCCCGATTATCTTCTCGAAAATCTCGGCAAGGCCAAGCCCGAAGAACAGGCTGAAATTTTTGAGGAAATCAAAAATTATGTGCCGAAGCCGAAGAAGGTCAAGCCTAACAAAGTAACGGTGAAGCAGGCAGAGAAAGCCGCCAGCAACACCATTGATGAAAACTATGATGTTCCCCAAAAGTTTCTCGAACTGTACTACCGGCTCCACAATGCTGAATCTCTCATGCGAAAGAGTTGGGAGGTTACGTTCGACTTGAACCCGAAACTTCTTACGCATCCGGAACAGGTCAAAGTTCTTCGCTTTGCCCTGAAGCCTCATCTTGAGTTTTTGAAAACGCTGGGCGAAGTTCTTGCAGAATCCAGCGGTAAATCCTCTAAAACGGCATAACCACAGGCACTTGTAAGCCATCAACGAGCCACCCGCCGCAAGAGCAGGGCGGAAAGCATCCGCGCCCTTGCGCCTGATAAAAATTGGAACTTTGATTTTCTCGCCCGACTTTGCCACGGTGGGACGATCAAAGGAGCGTGCGTTTGAACAAAAAGAAAAAGTCCACAAATACTTCCCCTTACCCCGATGAAGTCATCGACCGTCTGGCGCGGGCATTCTACCCAGCCATCCTTGCCTGTTAGAACAGTGAGGAAGGCCAGCGCGAGTTTGCCGCATGGCAGGCAGAGCAAGCTCATCATGCAAACAACGAAAAACAGGAAGTTCCCTCTGGGGAACTCCCTGCTGTACATATCATTCTTGTCTGTGGCTTTTGGCAGGGTGCGTCCTATTCAGGGGCGCACCCTGTTTTTTATAGGTAGAATTAAAAAGAATTCACACCAAATCTAACTTCATTATATATTTTTTGCTCATCTATTTTTTTTCTAGCATCCTCTATGGTATATCCAAAATGCTCGCCCTCGGTTACCACATTTCCGTCAGTATCAAATACATACCCATATGCTTGACCATATGCACGGCCAGTATAAATCAAGTATGAAATAGCATTCCTTACTATCATTTCTTTGATTCCAAGGGCTTCTGCTACTTGTTTATGAACATTTACTGGCCACGGCTGCTTTGGCAGCTCTTTTGATATTTTTTCAACCAGCTCATTTGACAGACCATAAGAAGCCAATGTCATTTCTCCATCCAATAACTGTCGATTTTTAGCCGCAATCGATTGTACTGCCTTTATATTATATTTTTGAGCGACATATTGATAAACATTCATATAAAAATGCTCTGGTAATTTTCGAGTTCGCTCAAAACACGCCCTATCAACTTCTTTAAGATCATTTATTGTTGATTTTATTTCAGCACTTGTATATCGACTAAGGTCAAATTCGACTAGTTGTTTTTCTCCAAATGCAAATGTTCCCATTAATCTACTCATAGTGGTAAAGAGGATAATTTGCTTATAATTTTTCTGAAATCTTACCGTCCGTATATTTAACTTTAGTTCTGATAAAGTCTGATCTGTTTTCTTTAACAGCCAAGCAATTGGATCAGATGTTCCGCGACGCTAGCTTTGTTTCATCCTTAATCTTCCAACTTATGTCTTCCGGCCACATCCTTCAAATACCCCTCCAGATCAGCATTCAGAATCAAATCCGCATAGCCCAGCGGGTCATTGTAGATGAGGTAGTCCAACTCCGACCTCTGCGCCATGGTCACGTCCAGCGCATCCTCGACCCCGGTGCAGTCGATGGAAATTTTTCTTCCATCCCGGAGCAGCAACTCCACGCAGCCGGTGTCCATGTTGAAATGGCAGGCTCTTGCATCGTACTTCATGTTCATGTCCTCCTGAAATCATGTCGTAGCTTATGTCGGTCAATCTATGATTTCAGATTTCATTTTCCACGGACACCTGCATGGAACTTGTCGGGGCAAAGCCCCTCCATCTGCTAACGCAGACCGTTCCGTCGCTTAAAAGCCCCACTGGGGCTTTCATTGCTTCGCAAACGCTAATTTTCCGAAGAAAACAAATAATCCGAACCCATCTCCTATCGGAAACAAGTTCGGATTATTTTTGTTTGGTCCACCTGACGCATCAACAGACGAACTTTCGTCTTTACGTTTCGCCGATGCGCTTTTTCATTGATGGGCCATTTGTTTTGTCCAAAAAGCTGTTTACCGCATAATTGTAATCGAATTGCAATCGTTTGTAAACAGAAAAATCCCCCGCCAGCATTCCACTTTGGACTGCCAGCGGGGGATTTTCTATGCCTTATTCAGTTGTTCGGCAAGTTAGTGTACCTGCTTTTTCAGGTTTTCCATCACTCCGTCTGCCTGGATTGCAGCCTGAGTAAAGCTGTTGTTGTTCCACCATGCGATCAGGGCGGTGACCGTGGTGATGCCGGCGGTCACAAGCTGCTCCACGGTACTGCTTTCAATTGGGATGATGGGTTTTCCCATTGCAGAAAGCATCTGATTGGTAAGAGCCAGCAGCAGGCAAGCGGTACGGACGATAGTTGCGGTCGAGATTTTGAAGTTACCCATAATTCATTCCTCCATGTTGTCCTGTTCGGACTTCTGTTTCAGGATTTCAATAGCCCCGGTCAGTTCCTTTGGAATCGGCACCCCCATCAGGCCAGCATTCTCAATGATGGACAGCGTCTCGTTTGCGATGAACGCGATCACGGTAGCGTCCCGGATAAAATTAGACCCCATCACCGTGTCGAGGTGGCAGGCCACCAGCACGATCAGCAGGGTTACACCTTTGCGGCACAGCCCCTTCCACCCGGCGCGGGATTCCAGTGTGCCGTCTTTGCTCTTCGGGCTGGCGTGGAAAACCCCGGCGACCACAAGCCCCGTGATGTAATCGACTGCCATGAACAGGATCAGCGTCGAAAGTGCCGCATCCCATCCGCCGAATTGACTTGCGATCAGACTGCCGATTACTCCAACCATGGTGCAAACTCCATTCTTCACTACATCACCCATCTGCTTTTTACCTCCCGCACATCGACGTGGACAAAACCGTCCGCGTGGTATCGTCCAATGCCTCCCTTGCCGGGAAGCAGTGTTTCGACGTAGGCCGCCAGTGTGTCCACTGACACGCCAGCGATCCAGATGTCAGCCGCCTTGCCATAAAGGTGCTGGCTGTACTTGGCCGCCTTCTTCTGCTTGGCGTTGTGGCTGGCAGTGCGGAAAGCACTGTTGATGTTCACAGCCTTGCCGAAGTGATCCCGGATTTTTTGCAGTAGAGCCACAAGCTCGTCATCAATAAAGATTGGGTCGCTGCCGTCTTTGCACTTGAACTCCCGGACGTGGAAGTTCTTGCTCAGAGCCTTGCTCCCATCCTTCGCATAGGAATAGGCTTTAATCGCCATTGTTGTTTTCTCCTTTCTGGCTCAATGCCATTTGCAGCCGCTCGACCCACACTCAGCCACCAGCACTGCAAATTCGCCGCGCTCTGCGGTCGTGTCCGCACCACTGGTTTCCAGCCGGGTCATCAGCCTTTCGCACAAATCAGGCCAGCCCATCGGTTAGTCCCGCTCCTTCTGCTTTGCGGCCAGCAGGCCGGTCAGTTCCGTGTAGTGCCCATCGGTCAGCTTGCCAGCAGCGTAGAAGATATCGATCTTCTCAGCCAGACCGTCGATGGTGCCGCGCTGGATCATGCGCTTGCAGGTACGATACAGAACCATTTCAGATGATTTAGACATAATGTTTTTCCTCCCTATCAGGTGTTATCAGCGTTATCGGTGTCGTCCGTATCGGAGACACCCAGTTCCAACATGGTGATGCGATACTCCTGATCGACCACCATTTCGTCCGTGTCGCTCTGTGCAGCTTTCAGGGCCGTCACCGTTTCCGGCAGCTGTTCCAGCTCCTGCTGCTTCTTGGCTGCAGCTTCTTTTTCTGCCCGGGTGGGCAGGCTGCATTTTTTCCAGATAATCATGTGAATCCCTCCTTACTGGAATGCACCGGAAACAGAATCGATATAGCCGCCCTCGCCGCTTGCGCCGCGCTCCACGCTGATGCGGAAATTGAACGCCGCTCCGGCAGAAGCGGTTTGATTTTCAAAGACGATGTTCATGCCCTTGCGGACTTCTGCCGTCACGTCCTGCCAGACCGGAGAATCATCCAGCGCGTTGTTGGTTGCTTCCGCCTTGAACGCGGCATCATTCGGGATGGATCCGGACACCTGCAAGATCGCCACAGTAATGTCACCATCCACGGCCAGCGGGGTGGTCAGGGTCACACTTGCACTGGTAACGCTCTTGGTGAACGTTGCGTTCAGGCTGGTGCTCTCCTTGCCATCGTTCGCGGTGATCTTAATGGTATGGGAGCCGTTCAGGATGCGCAGGAAGCCGTCGGCGGTGCTGGCCTGTTCAAAGGTCAGCGCAGTACCGCTTGCAAGGCCGGTGCGGGTGGCAGTGGTCTTTCCGTCCAGCTTTTCGGTGACAGTCAGCGTGTCGCCGTCGGCATCGGTAACGGTATAGGCGAAGCTGAAGGGTGCGTTCTTCTCTCCCAAACTCGTGGAGCTGGCGTTGATGGCCGGGGCCACATTGTATCTGACCGTGCGTATAGCGGACGTGGTGTAGCCAGACTCCAGGCCCTCGGTGTCGTATGCCTTGACCCGATACATCACGGACGTGGTGCCGAAGGCGATGGTGTCGGTGTAGGTCAGCGCGTTGCCCTTGTACACCTGCGTGTAGGCGGAGCCACCATCGGTGCTGCGCTCCAGAATGTAGCCGCTCAGGTTGCCATCGCTGTCACTGGCCGCAGTCCACGAGATCACCAGCGTGCTGCCGCCCTTGACATCCTTCGGCACCGCGATTGACGGCGGCGCAGACGGGGCGTTGTTGTTGACCACCGTTACCCGCGAGCTTGTGCGCCAGCCAGACTCCAGACCCTCGGTGTCGTATGCCTTGACGCGGTACATCACGGACGTGGTGCCGAAGGCGATGCTGTCCGTGGTGCTGGTGGCCGTACCCTGATAAATCCGACTCCACGACCAGCCGCCGTCGGTCGAACGCTCTACCTTGTAGCCGGCTAAATTGCTCTCAGCATCAGAGCTTTTTGCCCACGAGATTGAAATGTTCGTGCCGCCCATGATGGACGAAGGAACGGAAATGTTCCACGGAGTCGAGGGTGCGGTGTTAGTCGAGACCGTGCCATCATTAGATACAAAGAGAGTAGAGGGCAAAATCAAAGCGGGGCGAACATCACAGGAGTAGTAGTTCCAGCGGCCGGCGTCGTAGGAGCCCTCGGGGTTGACGGCCCAGACGCTGCCGTAATTGTCGGTGTGCGGAGAGCGCAGCCACCACATGGCAGTGCTGCTGCCGTTGTAGGCGACACGCTTGCTGTTGCCGCCAGAGCCGCTTCCAAAGTACGCCAGCCGGGTACCATCCTTGGGGAAATTGCGATCGTCGCTGGTCGTCCAGCCAACTTCATAGCCGGACAACAGGAATACTTTGGTGGAAAGACCATTTGCGCCGGTGGCAAGGCTGCCGTCCCCGCCGCCTGTGCCGTTCAGGTACGGGATTTTTACCTGCTTAATAGCTGCCCGGATGTCGCTGTCGATGAGGTTGTAGAACGTTCCGTTCAGGTATGTGTGGATGCTGGAATCCTTGTAGGAGTTATTGTTGCCGAACGTGTACGTTGTGTAGATGTCCTTCATCAGCAGCCAAGTACCGTTGCAGCTATCGTCATAGACGCTGGACGGCTTGCCCTGATGCACGATGATGAAATCTTTGGCCGCACCGTTGACTTTGATTTTGACGATGCTGCCAACGGCCTTTGCG